TGTTCGATTCTCCGTTTATGAAAAAGAAGCAGTCGCCGCAACGACACGCATCAGGCGGCGCATCCAGCCCGTGCCGAAGGTCGCCCAGTCGGGAGATGCGCGGTAACGATCGGCGCGAAGCCGGGCGATTTCGGCGTGCAGGGCCGGCACGTCGGCGCGGGCAGCAGCAGCCAGCGTGACGGAGCCGATCTGGCCATCAACCGGCACGAACAGCCCCTGCTGAAGCAGTCGGGGGGCGTAGCCTTCACCCTGATTCACCGCGGCGTCGAAGATCAGTCCCGCGATCGGGGGCGGTAGCCGATCGCATGCGCATGCACGCCAGTAGCGGATATGATAGATCGCCGTGGCCTCATCCCGAGTGAGACCACGCATGTCCGCCTCCGTCGCAGTGCGACCCAGCCAGGTGCACAATACCGGCGCGCTGATGCCGTGATTGGTGCCGACAAGCGAGCCTGCAGAGACCCGTCCGCCGGTCCAGTTGCCCGGATCGGACGGGAAGCGGGTATAGCCGCCCTCGATCGCTGCGCTCATGGTGAGCGCCAGCGCCTGTTCAAAGCTCATGATGACCTCTCTGTTTTTTGCTTGCGCTACCGATGCGCCGCCGCATGGATCAGGCGCGAAAGGCTGGCCTGAAGCTCACATGCTCCGGGCGATGGGCATGCGGTGGGAGCGGGGTGGTGGCGGGGCGGATGGTCATGTCCCTGACGGTCTGCCGCGCTGATGACTGGCGGCATCGAGACGATGCCGCTGGATATTGTAATGCCAGGCGCTGCGCACGATCCGAGGATGACCAGATACAGGCACAGGCGCGCGCATATCCGCATGGCTACCTCCCTCCTGTCCGATGCCGCATCTCGCGGATTTCCTGTGTGGCGGCATCCACCTGTATGGCCAGACCGGCCAGAAACCGGTCCAGCGCATGGTATTTTTCGCTCAGGGCAGAGCGCTCCTGCGCGGCCCTGTCGATGGCGCTGCGCATTTCGACGAGCTTTTCTTCCAGATCACGCAGACGCTCGCTCGCATTTTCGAGCTTCCGCGCATCCTCGACGGCTGCCAGACGGGAGCGCACATCATCCGCATCCCGATGAGTGGCCACGCTCTCTTTTTCCCGTGACAGCAGGAAGGTGATCGATGGTACGCCGCAGGAGACCAGCGCCGCCACCAGCCAGGCCGCTGCCCGCGGCGTCAGTTTTTCCACCCGCGCGACAAGCGGATGATCGCCGTGAGAGCTGTCCATTGTTCTTTCCGATCAATGCGGGTCAGAAGAATCCAAAATCGGAGAAGCAGGCGGGACCGGCTGGTAGAGCGGCTGCCCCTGATCCGGACGCCATTCGGTGGTGCCGTCATGGGCGGGAGGTTCGATCCAGACAGCACGATTGAGCACCGTCCCGGCGGGCTGCGTGGTCCCATCCTGTGCCACACAGGGAGCCGTGCAGATCTGCACGTACGAAGCGGGCGCCGCTGCACCCAGCAGCAATGCGATCACTGCGATTATGGCCTTGCGCATATGACTACACCTCCTGATTGACCGGGCGCACCAAGCCCGTATTGCCGCCCCGCGATCGTGGAGCCACCACCGCCCCCACCCGCGCCGAAGCCAGCACCGGGGCTGCCATTGCCGCCATCGGTGGAGGCATTGCCGCCAGCACCGCCTGCGCCACCGATGGATTCCTGACCGGGCTGGGCACGAGCCGGGATCGTCCCGCCATTGCCACCGGGCGCGACGCCCCCAAAAATATTCCCCATCGGATAGCTGTCGGCTGCAAGGCCGGAAGCGCCGCCGGCCTTGCCAGCGCCATTGCTATCGACCCCACCACCAGCAGCCGCTCCGGCTGTCGAGGCCATGGTAACGCCCGCCCCACCCCCAGCCGCCCCGGGCGCGCCGCTGCCTCCGGAGGCTCCGACACCAGGACCAGTGAGATTCAAAGCACTCTGACCACCGGTCATGCCGCCAATGCCAAAGGGATAGCCCTGACCGGCTGTCGCGCCACTGGCGGGGCCGCCATTGATCAGGAAACTACCGCTGCCACCGCTGGCCGAGGCTGCGGTGGAGCCACCAGCCGGAGCGCCGCCGCCTCCGGCACGGATATTGAGCGCACCACCGATGATATCGGTCTCACCACCACCGATACCGGCAGCCCCGGCACCAGATGGCTGCCCACCGCCTGCACCGACCACCACGGTGAGTGATGACACTCCCAGCGAGGCAGCCCGTATCCCCGACATCCTGGCGTGATATCCCGGAGAGCCTCCGGCCCCGCCACTGGTGGCCGTTCCAGATGCAGCGACAGTGCCGTTACCGCCGGAAGAGCCGCCGCCCCACACATCGATATCCAAAGTCACAGCCCATGGTGGCACTGTGTATGTGCCACCTGCCGTCATGGTGGTGCAGACGCTGCGTGGCACCTGTGATCCCGGAACACGACCGTCAGACCCAAGCTGCGGCACGCCGTTCGGCTTGCCCAGCAGGGAGCGAGGGATAAAGTTATTGACCGGGCCACCAAGCTGCGCGTTTGCAGCATCCGGCATGGACAGGGCCATGGCCAGCAAAATACATGCTTGTATCCTCATATTATTACGCCTCTGTCCATGAAATCGGCGTTCCAGCGACAGGAGAAACCGCGTAGATCGGCCCCCGTGCGGCAGCCCCGACAAAAACAAAGCCTGCGCCGGGATCGACGGGCGTTCCACCACCCGGCTGGACAGCCGCACTGCCTATATCGATCTGCTCGGTTCCGACCGAGCGGTTATAGACCCCGAGATAGGTGCGGCTGGCGCTGTAGGGGACCACGACTACAGCCGTTCCGGCCTGCGTCAGCGTTTTATTGCCCTGACCGGAAATACCTGTAGCGGGAGCAGCCGGAGCCGGGCCGCTGTTGATTTCGTTCCACGGCCAGCTTCCATGTCGTGCACCGGTGACCGTGGTCAGTGTCTCGCAATAAACCGAGACTTCCGCTGCCGTTGTGTCCCGTATTTCCCCGGTTTGCAGGAACGATCCTGAACCGGGGGCCGACTCCCTGAGAATATAGTATTTCACTGTGATTGTCCTGCTTGTTCCAACGCGTCAAGCCGTGCGGCCATCTGCTGCATTGCGCCGATCAGGTAAGTGATGAGCGTCAGCGGGTTGATGGTTTTCGTTTTGCTTTCACCGACTTCGAAGACGGCATCAGGGGCGGCCTGGGCGACATCATCAGCCACAAGACCCACTGGCACAGACGCGCCGTTTTCTTTCCATCGATAGGAAACGACAGGGATTGTTTTGATAACCCCGATCATATCCGAGACGTCAGGCGGCCCGAACTCTGTTTTCAGAGCGCGATCAGAGGTGAAAACCGTAACGCCATAGGTGCCACCTGACGAAATTTCGAGATATGGCGAACCTGAGGAAGGCCACACCATCTTGAACGCAGTCACATTATCTGACCACGGGATAGCTTTCTGAGTGCCTTCCAGCCAGAGAACAGGCGTGGAATTACTGGTTTTATACAGACGAAAATAGCCGTTACCAAAGGTAATGCTATCCCCAACATTGACATTCGATGAAAGCGCAATACCCGTCGCGGAAATCCAGTTTGTTACATTTAACGAATTAAATTTCCCATTGCCTGTTGCCTCGATATCTCCGGAAACGGCGACCTTTCCACTTCCATTATTACCAATATGATCTGTAATGACATAAGCCTTGAACGTGGCATTTCCCACGAATGTGGTTCCGGCAGAAAAATACCCCGTTTTTGCTCCGAGATTGCCTGCTGTCGCCAGGTCACCGCCGCAGGAAATAACACCCGATGCGCTCAATGCCGGGATTCTCACATACTGATCATCATCAATATAAACAGCCCGCATAGGTGGCAAATAATTGTAGATCGTCAAAACACCTGAAAAATTCAGGCGCTGCGTGTTGCCCTGAGAATTTCCCAGCACCGTAGTGCGCGACAGAACAGCTGTGGGTGACGTAGAGAGAGTGCCCACACCGCACTCCCACTGTGTGGCATCACGCATGAAATAGAAGGGTGTCGACCCATTTGAAAAACGTGCCGCGAAAGTGGCGTAACCGGACAGCGCACCCAGCAGATTGACGGCCTGGTTCGTGCCGGGATTATTGGCTGTTTCAGCCACAAAAGCTGCGAGACCCGCCATTATAAGCGCTCCGTGATGGTGGCACGCCATGCGCGCACGGGGTTGGGGTGTGCTGGATAGGTAATATCCGCGGTTGCTTTCAGACGACCGAAGACGGCTTCCTTCGGCGCATCGACGCTGGTCGGATCAGGGACATACAGAATGTTGGCGCCACGCCGGGCGATCGCATCCATGGCCATGACGGATGGCCAGATTTCGTCTGTTGCCAGACCGTTCAGCGATACGTCGTGCCGCAACCTTGTCCAGCGATGCGCGACAAATTCCGTGCCGCCCCGGGTTGTCGTTTCGTCTGCCTGACTGTCGCGGCCCAAAGCGCTTTCCGGTCCGAAATTGATTTTTGGCTGCCAGACCGGACCGGCATAAAGCAGGGGGACGTTGATGAAACCATCTGGATTGGACGGGTCATCGATGTCGATCTGAAGCGTCTGACCAACCATGTCCGCTGGCATCACATGCAAGGCAGTGCCTGACAAAACACCAGTCAAGGCCTTGGGGTTTGTGTTGCCCATCGTATAGACAGCAGCACTGCCACTGCCTGCTGCACCAGCCCAGAGGATGATCCGCCAGCGCGCCGATGCGCTGAGATTTGTGCGGAACAGGCCGCTCGCCCGCCAGACCGTAGAGGCACTCCCACTATCCAGAGCGATCATCGCGCTGGTGCCAGTGCTCTGGAATGCGGTGGACGCACTGCCGTGTTCCGACTGAAGTTGGCTAGCATCAAGACCCGGCACTGCGGCAGAGGTCGTGATCGTGCTGGACTGCACGAGATTTGCAAACCCGAACATCGCCATCAGACAAGCACCTTTAGTGTGATGGTGGCGGCGTTGCTGGACTGGATTGAGACCCCGACCACGGTTCCGGACGCGCCGTCAGACAGTCCCTGCACGGGCCAGACGATCCTGACCTGATCACCCAGCCAGCGGCCCACGCCGATATCCAGTGGCACCTCCACGCTGAACAACCTGCGACGCACACCCCACAGTGCACCAAGCGCGGCAGCGAGGCTTTGCGCATCCTGCTGACGCAACAATGCGGTAGACAGAGCCGGCGGATCGTTCGGACGCCTCCATGCGAGAGCCGCAGTTCCGGTGGCCGCCCAGGCAGCGATACGGTCTGCCTGAGCCAGAAACTGGCGACGATCTGCAGAAACCGCCCCTACAAGATCGGAAGTCTGCACAGTCCAGCAATGCTGATAGCCGACGCGAATGCGCCATGGTGGTGGATCAAGACTGTCGGGTAGCCTTTGCGGAATAACGGAAACCGCAACGTGCGGATCGAGTGTCAGCACCGGCGCACCGGACGGGACACGCAACAGGAACGGGGTCAGCCTGCCATCCAGAGTTGGCATCAGTCTGGCACCTGCAGCATGCAACAGCATATCGACTGCCGCCGCACCATCCGGGGTTTCCGAACCGTCCAGATAGAGACCCGATACCCACTGCGCCGATGCCGATGCGGAGGCAAACCCCGCACTGTCGATCAGAGCGGACGGGAGTGCCATATCCTCCAGCAGCAATCGCCGGACGATATCCAGCGGATATGTCTCCAGTGCCCCTGACGGGAACGCCCCCACAACATCCGCCGTCACCGCATTGGAGGGAGACGAACCGAGCTGGAAAAGCCCTCTGCTGTTATCGGTCCGAAATTGTCCGGCGGCGACCGATCCAGAATACAGGTCTGCCGCATCGCCGGCATAAGTCGTGCCCGCATTGCCGCCGATATACACGGTCGGCACCCGGCCAGGCGCATCGGAGTACTGATAGATCAGGTGCGCCGGATCGACCAGCACCGGCGTCACGTTCCGGATCGGGTCATTCCACGTGCCGCCCCGGGCCATGGGACGTGCCCGGCCGGCCAGCGTGGAGGTGCCATCCAGTCCACCCGTGCCACCATAAAGATCGGTCTGCACCGGACGTTCCAGCCAGTATGTGGCATCCCGCAGCGGGATGCTCAGTACTCCATCACCGAGAAACCAGGGCGTGGCGACACCCTGCCAGATCCGTGTCAGACTGCTGATGGACGGATCGACATAGTAATTGCGGGCCGCATCGTGCACCTTGCGTCCGGCGCGGATCACGACTGTTCGGCCATCCGCGTTGCGCGTTGCGCCGATGTCATCAAAATGCCGATCGGCATTGAATATTTCAAGCTCGCCCCATGATGCCCCAACAGCGGAGATGGACGGATCCAGATTGACGGCGACATCCACCGCGAAAGCGGATTGCAGATACGGTGGATAAACCTGCACCCCATCCGGATCGGTCGGCAGGCTGCGATACCCCATATCGCTGACGCGCAGCGTGTCCGTGCTGTCGCCCCAGTTCGCATATAAGGCAAGCGCACCCCATGGCAGCGCACCCCATCCCATTTCCGCCAGACTGGCTGATGCAGGTGGCGATGCGGGAAGATAGGTTTCTATCTCCGCCGCGAAGAACAGCGCGGTGCTCATGACGCAATCCGGCTGATGGCGGAATTGCCCTGCTTCGTGACCAGAAGCAGTTGCTGCAAGGTTGCCTGCACCTTGCCGAGTGACTCCACCAGCTCTGCGGTCTGGGCCTTCATGGCTGCTGTCATGGCAGACGCCGTGAGAGTATCGGGGGGCATCTGCGTGATTTTCAGCGCGTCGGTCGTGACGGAAGAAAAGGCTGCCGCGTAATCTGCCGTGCTGCCGTAGAACGCTTTTGCCGCGGCCAGATACGTGTCCGCATAACCGGTGAATTTTTGAGCCGAGTTATAATCGCCAGCGAGAGCAGCACCGGACACGGCCTGATACTGGCTGCGCGCCAGATCCAGCTTTGCCTGTGGAGACAGCGCGGACTGATCTCCCTGCGCGAGCCTTGTGGCCCAGTCGCCAATGCCGTTGATCAGACCGGTGATATTCGCCTGTGCGGATTTTTCCGCTTCCTTCGCCTGCGCGGCATAGGACGCGATGATGGCCAGACGTTGGGTCGCCAGACTCTGTTCTGCCTCGGCGATCCTGCCGGCATAGTCGGATGTCTGTGCATAGGATGTGCCATAAAGCTGGATCAGGCTGGCGCGGTAATTGGTGATCTGCAGCTTCGATGATTGATCAAAATCGATCAGATCAGCACCCTGATTCAGAAAGCGCGTCGCCCCTTGCCCCCATGCCGAGTTATCGTTGGCAGAGATCAGACGCGCCTGCGCCCGCCAGTCCGCCGAGATATAGCCAACCCGCGTCACATTCGATTGCTGGAAGCTGGCTGCGAGCTGAAGGTTGCCGATGGTCTGTGCCTGTAGCCGTTCAGACGAAAGCGTCCGTTCCAGATTCACGGATTGCTGGACATATTCGGCCATGGCCGTTGCGGAATCGCCGTAGACATCCTGCCATGATTTTTTCAGGGCTTCGCGCTGCTGTTGAGCCTTGATGTCGAAAGTGCTCATGGCGGCATCGACCGAGGAGGCCGAGCCGTTCGAGGCCGCCATGCCGCGATAGGTGACGGACAGATCAGCCTCCCGCAGACCCCGCAGCTGCTGGGCGAACAGCTCACTGGACAGCTGAGCGAATTTATCCGCCAGCTGCTGCACCACATCATTCAGGCCCCATGCCTGCGCCTGCCCGGATGCCTCCGCATACGGCTTGTTGAGGTCGGCAATCTGCTTTTCAAATGCGCTGGTTGGTCTGGTCGTAGCCTGCAGCAGAGCTGGCACCGTTCCTTCCGTGAAACTGTAGACCTGCTGGATGGCCTGCTGTAGTGCGGTCTGATCGGCATAGGTGTGGCCCGGCAGCGCGCCCGCCAGACCGCGCGAGAAAGTGCTGCTGTCTGCCCAGTCCGCTTTGCCGATCTGAAGATTTTTGAAATTGCGATCCATCGCGTTGAGATGGATACCCAACGCATCCAGCCCGGTTGCAAAATTCGCCACCGCCGTCAGATCAGCGGCCAGCGCGTTGGGATCGGCATAGGACTGACCCGCAATCTGGCCATGCGCGGCACGTGTGTAATTGCTGCTGTCATTCGCTGCATCAAAGCGCAGATAAGGGAACAACTCGCCGAAAGTGCGGACGGCCTTGATGCTGCTTTCCAGGCCACTGCCGACGATGCCGACCCGACCACCCGGAATGTTGTTCAGAACGTCACTGGTGTTCGCAATTTTGATCTGGAACAGATCGAGCATTTTGTTGACAGCATCGATGCCGGCACGGGCGTTTTCCCTCTGGGCATCAAACGTTTTTCCTGCGACCTGCTGATGCGCGTTACCGATGGCAAGATGACCGTCCTGATTGAGGATATCGACCTGAGAATAGGGGTTCTTCGGACCGGGGCCGAAGAAAGAACCGACCATCGCACCCAGCGCAGCACCAACCGCAGTGCCCAACACAGGGAATACCCATGTGCCAATGACGGCTCCTGTTACCGCCGCACCCGCTACGATACCTGCCTTTTCTAGATCGCCTTGTATGAGAGGGATGGCGACCCCAACAACGGCAGAAATCCAGGGGATGGCTGCTGCAATCGTGGACGCAGAAATACCGCCTGCCGCTCCGGCGGCATTGGCTGCACCACTGGTTGCAGAGGCCGCACCTGAGAGATAACCAGCGCCTGATATGCCAGCGTTTGCAAAACCGGCCGCCGACGCGCTTCCCGCGATCCCGGCGAACCCGGTTGCCCCTGCCATTGTCAGGGCCTGACCGGCAGCATAGGCAGACGGATACAGCACCATATTGATGGCGCTTGCGATATAGCCTGACGCCAGCGCCGTCGCGTTATTCAGCGTGCCGCCAACCGTGCCGAGCACGCTGGAGGCACCATCCTTTACCGTCCCCAGTGCATTGACAGCACCATCTTTCGCTGCCTTCACGGCGTCAGACACATACCCCACCATTCCGGCGCTGGTGTGGGCCGCACTCGCCGCCGCGTTGCCTGCCGCATTGGCTGCACTGGCGGCTGCCGAGGCGCTGCTGCTGAACAGATGCAGACTGTCGGCTGCCTTCAGCGCAGATGCTCCGACACCAAGGATCGTGAAGAAATCACCCCCACCCGCCGCGGAGCCGACCGAGGAAATCGCGCCCAGCGTGCTGCCCGCCGAGACAGCGGCCCCTGACGCCGCACCGCTGACGCTGTTTCCGATCGACGGCGCCGCCCCCGCACCGCCGCTGACCACCAACGCACTGACACCAGCCCCCAGCGCCATGAGGCTGCCCATGTCATAGCCGCCTGATGCACGCCCGGAGGAAGATGAACCGCCATATCCGAGCAGAGATGACAAAACGCCATCCAGCGTGGCCAGACCGCTATTCTTGCCGTTCAGCCAGTTTTTCAGCGGGTTGATCAGCGCCAGTTTCATCAGTTCCTGAATGGCGGCGCTGGCCACCGCATTCATCACATCCTTGAATTTCAGCGCGCTGATGGTGCCGTTGGCAAAGCCTGCGGTGATGGCAGTGCCGATGGTGGAACCGAGATCATCCCCGAAGCGGCTGATTTCCGAGAAATTCGCCTGCATGGCATCGCGGTAGCGCCTGGCATCCGCCTCCGCCGCCGCAAGCTGGATGCGGCGCTGGGCCAGCGGCTGGCTCATATCCATGCCTGCCGCGATCACCGTTTGGGATTCACGGTAAATGGAAAGCAGCCGATCCTGCGCATCGGCCCCGAGGCCGGCCACATCCGCTTCACGCTGCAGCAGTGCAATCGATTGCTCATGCGCCTCTATCGCCGGGCCGTTTTGGGCATCCCGCTGGACAGCGGACAGGTTGTCATAGCTGTTGGTCAGGATCTGCACCTGACGCGCATATTCGGCGGTGCCGGGAATAGCCGTTTCCCGGGCCTGCTGCTCCGCTTTCGTCGCGTTTGCGACATGCTCCGCCGCCGCCGCGCCTGCCAGAGAGGCATCGGCCTGAATGCGGATCGCATGCGCCTGCTGATCAATCGTGCTGACATTTTGCGCGAAGATGTTGCCCAGCGCGGCCTGTTTCGCTGCCGTGGCGGCGTCAATCTCCGCCTGCGATGCGCCCTGACTGGTCAGCTGCTGGCGCATCTGAAGCAGATCGCGGCTGGCCCCGGCCAGCGCACCGGACTGTTCGGCCTGTTCCCGCAGGGAGTGAATGATTTCCTCAGCCGGGCTGCGCAGATTTTCCAGTGCCACCTGCTGCTGATGCAAATGGACGTTCAGGCGACCGGTGGTCTCCGCGTATTGATCCTGCGACATTCGACCCTCGGCGAAGGCTGTATTTGCCTCCCGGATCGCCTTTGCATCCAGAGTGATGGAGGCGGTGATATCCTGCCGCTGCGCATAGAGTGTGCCGCCAGCACCGGTATAAGCCTGATCGATGGTGCGCTGTGATGCTGCCACCTGATCCGCCGCACGAACAGGCGCGGCCAGTTTTTTCACATATTGCTGCGTTTCCTGCGGGAGATCAGCAAAGGTGCTCCTGCCGTCGTGGATCGCATCGGCCAGCCCGGTGCCGCCATTATAGGCGATGGCGACCAGCGCCGGATCGCCATCATAGCGCCGCCACAGATCGGCAATAATGGTCAGACCGGCATCGACATTGCCGCCGGGGGAAGCGAGCTGCTGCGCGGAAAACCCGTATCGTGCGCCAGTGCCGGGCATGATCTGGAATGCGCCGAGTGCGCCCGCTCCGGAGGTCAGCACATCACCCCCGCGTCCGTATTGCTGGCCGCCGCTTTCGATCCGCATGATCCGCTGCGCCAGGTCCAGTTCTGACGTGCTGAAACCACGTTGCCGGGCGCTGCTGGCCATCGTGTCGGTAAGACTGCCGGACGTGTTGCCGGAAGATGCACCGGTATAGCCGAACAGGGAAAGCGGGTTTTCCGCGCCCTCATACGCCCGGCCAAGCGCCCGCCGCATCGGCTCCGGACTATTGTTCCAGAGTGCCTGCATGGAGGCCGCGCCACGATCCAGCAGCCCCATCACGGATGTCAGCCCGTCAATCGCCGCAGAGGCCAGCCAGGTGATGGAATCGCCGGTTGACCGCGCGAATTCGCCAACGGCACTGGTTCCGGAATGGTATGAGCCTGAGAGACGCTCGACGGCCTGCTGCAGTGGCGTCAGGTCAGCGGCAGCGCCTCGTGTGGCTTCACCCATACGCCTGGTCAGGAGGGCAGATGCAGCCGAGGCTTCGCCGGATGCCTGCAACAGCTCGATCGTATGGGCCAGCGCGGGGTTGATGCCGAGCTGGTGGGCATCCGCCAGACGGCGCGCTGCCGCTGCCGGATCCTGCAGGGCCTGCGCCAGCAGGGCGGCTGCTGTCGGCACATCCTGTCCCATCACCCGCGCCAGATCACGGGCCTGCCGCACGTATCCACCCAGATCGCTGACCGCCACTGTCGGCACCGCCGCTATGCTCGATGACGCCGTGCGTATATCCGACAGGGAGCCGAGGCCCTGCGCCGCCATGCTGCGGGAGACTGCATCAACGGCTGCCCCGGCGGAGGCATAATCCGCCCGTGTGGCACGCAGTGTTTCCTGCAAATCAAGCAGCTGACGACCGGATTTTTCAGCACTGATGCCGATGGCGGCGATGCCCGCCACCATGGCGGCCACGGCGACAGCAGGAAGGCCGCCAATGGCCGCGAAAGCGGCACGTCCGGCAGTCGCCAGACCGCTGAAAGAGGCTCCAGTGGCGATCATCTGATCCGCCACCTGATGGCCCTGCTGGATCAGCGTCATCATCACCGGCTGGCCAGTCGCAAGGCCGCTGACGGTCTGGATGGCCTGAATGGACAGGCCACGCATGGCTGCACTGGCTGCGCCAGAAGATTCTGCAAGATGCCCGTGCATCTGCATGGTGCCATCCATCACACCATGCGCACGCTGAAAAGCGGCGGTTTCACGATCCCGCGCTGCCGCAGCTTCGATCGCGCTCAACGCGCCGATTTTCTCAGCCCGCTCGATGTCGTTCAGCACATCCTCATATTGGCGGGAGGCGGCAAAGAGCGGATTGAAGCGCGCGCGCAGCCGGTCCATCTCCGATCCATACGCTGCAATATCCGCCGCCCGGTGAGCACCGCTGAAATCGGTGCGCACGCCGAGCACGCCGTTATACGCTGCCTGCGCACGGGTCGCGGACGCCACAGCGGCGGCTGTTTCCGCCATGGCACGGGCTGATTCCTCAGCCGCACGCCGCGCCATGCCCTGTGCCTGCGCCTGTGCCGCAGCAGCCTCCGCCAGGCCGCGCATGGCATCATGGCTGGCCCCCAGCGTGCCGGTCTGCGCGGCCAGTGCAGTGCGATGCGCTTCCGCCTCAAACCGCGCCCTGCCCAGGCTGGCGCCAAGCTGCTCCACGCGCTGCGCGCTGGAGGTCAGGACGCGGTTTGCTTCCTCCTGCGATACAGAGCCACGCTCGACCTCGCGGCGCAGCTGCTCCTGCAAGGTGGTGTGACTGTCCAGCAGCCGCGCCAGCCGGGCTTCCAGCCGTGAAACTTCATCCACGCGCGCCGCCATTTTCTCATAGGCCGGAGACGCTTCCAGAATACGGCCCGTGCTGTCATTGACCGCACTGGCGGCACGCCGCGCCGTCTGGCCGACACGCGTCATGGCCCCGTCGAACCGGTCGGCAGCCTCCGCCCCCGCATCCAGTGCTGCAGAGGCGTTATCCTCGACCGTATTACGCAGGATGATTTCTTCGATGAGCGCCATCAGCCTCTCCGCTCAGCCATCACAAGGGCCGGATAGGTCAGCAGCTCCCCGGCACGGGAATCACGCCGGTTCGTGGGACGCGGGGCATGCAGGCGGAGAAACCCGCCTTTCCGGTCCCATGTCAGGCCACTTTTCATGGCGCGGCCCTTGAGCACGTAGTTTTCCAGGCCGACGCCGCCCAGCGTCACGAAACGGCGCTCCGCCAGCAGGTTCGGATAGCGACGCAGGACACTCTGTCGCACGCTTTCCACAATGCGTGGCGGCGTGCGTGTGATCTGGGCACCCATGTCGATCTTGCGATGATAGGGCTGTGTGTTGACGATGATGACTTCCGCATCAGGCGGAATATCAGCAACCGATCCGCGCAGCGGCACACCGTTGACCGCGATGATCCAGGCATCACGGTATGCACCGGTCAGGACCGGCGACCGCTTCCGCATCTGATCCACCGCCCATGACGTGGCTTCCGCCAGATAGCTGAACAGGAAGGCGATGGTGCCACCACCAATCCGCACCTGCTCCAGCGGCACGCCCTCGCGCCCATCGACATAGGTGCGATACGGCTCCGGGTGACCATCCCGCCGCAGCTCTGCCAGCCTGTCCCGGGCGTAGGCGGCAACACGATCCTGCATCGCCTGCGTGGACGCTGCCCCGTTCAGGGCAAGCGTCACGTTCCGGCGCATCGCGGTTGCAATTCTGGCCATCGGATTGTCCGCGTTGATACGGGAAAATGCTTGCATTTTTAGCTAGCGCTTATGATAATGCTTGCATGAACAGCAAGCAGTCCAAGACGCTGGAGGCGGTTTTCAGGGATCCTGTTTCCGGGACCATTGAATGGGCCGCCATTGAAAGTCTGCTTGTCGCCGTTGGATGCCGGGTGATCGAGGGTAATGGCTCTCGTGTCCGGTTCGAGAAGGACGGAGAAATCGAGAGTTTTCACCGTCCACACCCGACGAAGGAAGCAAAACGCTATCAGGTCCGCGCTACCCGCGCGTTCCTGATCCGCTTGGGGATCACGCCATGAGCAACATGATGACCTACAAAGGTTTTTCCGCCCGCATCGAATACGATGACGATGATGGAATTTTCTTCGGACAGATCGCCGGTATTCGTGACGGGGTCGGGTTCCATGCCGATACCGTTCAGGGCCTGCGCGCTGCGTTTCATGAGGCGGTCGAGGATTACATCGATGTCTGCAAGACAACCGGCAAAGAACCACAAAAACCTTACTCCGGGCGGATGATGTTCCGCGTCAGTCCGGACGTGCATCGTCGGGCTGCCATCGCTGCTGAGCTTTCCGGAAAAAGCCTCAACCAATGGGCTGAGGATGTCATTGCGAACGCTGCCCGGTAACCGGCCCTGACCGTCCCCGCTAGCGGCTTGCAGCAGAGCGCATGGTCTCCATGCGCCGGTTATAGCCTTCCCACCATGCCGCTATATAAACGCGGTCCAGTGCCGCAATGCAGTGATCCAGCACTGCGAAGGCCGCGTCCGACAGGCGATGATACCGCGCCCAGGCACGAACGGCCCGCCATGGAATGGGGCGCGGAACGCTTTCCGTCACCGATCCGCCCATGGCGATGGAGAAGCCGGTGACAGTATGTGGACGCTCGCTGTCCAGACGGTTCCAGGCACGCCAGATCCATGTTGCACCGGGACGAAGCTCAGGACGTGATGGAAGATCATCCCATTCCTGTTCCTCCGCCAGCTTGATCAGAAGCTGGTTTTCAGCGTCTCCCCATTCGAGCTGGTAGCGGAGGACGTCACAGAGTTTCCCTCCATGTCCGCCAGATCGTCGCGGCTGGCGGACGTGACCTTGCCAACAGCGATCCAGCAAGCGGAAGCCAGTTTTACGCCTTCGCGTTTCGCCAGCAGGTCCAGGAAGTCGTTGAGCGAGACCGGTGTTCCGTCACGGTGATTGAGGTTGCGGACATCGAGAATCAGATAATCCCGCAGCAGCTGCGCATTCAGAATGCGCTGATCCGCATTCGGGATCTGGGCACGCCCATTGTATTTGACAGCCAGTCTGTCCAAAGCAGCAGCCTGCGCATCGGTAAAGGCGTCCGTGAACCCGCGTGTTCTGATTTCCAGATCATCGAACTGGCGTGGGTCAACCCTGACCCATGCCCCGGCCTCAATCGCTTCCGCGTCAACGGTCAAATCTTCCAAAAAAGCCATGTCATATCTCCGTATTTTTGAAACTCAGAATCATGCCGAGGCGGCAGGCACCTTGTCGATCTGGATAGTGATCCCCGAGGTGGGATCCGGGTTGGCTTCCAGCGTGTAGACATCATCCACAGGCGCATTCTTGCCGGTGATGTTGGCAGCGGGGTTGATCAGCTGGCAGGCAGGCAGCGTGATGCCGTACGCCTGACCGGCCCCATCCACCAGCAGGAAGGACAGGGCGACCGTCTGTTTGTTGCGGACATAATCCCGCAGGGACAGGTCACGCATGAACAGTCCCATGCTGCCGCTGACCTCGATGGATCCCTGCAACATGCCCTGTGCCCGACCGGAGCCGAAGCCATACTGACCAGCCGCGCCGGTATTGGCGATCTGGAGCGACAAATCCTTGACGATGGCACTGACCGGTGCGCCATCAATCGAGATAGCCTGCACACCATTGGTCGGCTGCATCACCAGTCCCTGCGGGGCCGCAACGATATTGCCGGTGGAGAGGCTGCTGGAGCTTGAATACTCGGTCTTGCTGACCAGCGTGACCGATCCGGTCAATGCCTGCCCGACTGAAGCGCGCAGGGAAAACTGGGTTGGATAGCTCCCTGGATATTGCAGGAACAGGCCGCTGGACAAACGCTTCTGGATCCAGATGCTTTTGAAAAGAGCGCCATTCACCAGACTGCCACCAGCACGAACCCAGACCTTGGTAGCAGAATAGGCAGGCGTCTCAGTCACAGAGACGGTATTGGCCGCCGTGAATTTCAGGGCTGTCGCGGTAGAATCACGGCGGACCTGAAAAATCTCGTTATTGGCGGCATTTGCAAAATTTTGCAGACGCACCCACCCCAGCCCCGGAATGGTCGAGAACAATGCGACATTGGCGCTGAGCTTGTTGCTGGCCACATCCAGCGACAGTCCCGGCGTAACACCGCCGCTGGCCGCAGGCAGCACGATGTCTTGCGGCCCACTCCAGTCATTACCAAGGGCTGCAGAAAGGAAATCGTCAAAGGTGGCATAGGACATTTCAAAGCTGATATCCCCGCCTGCCGTTTCCTGACTGGTGATGCGCGCAGGCGTATCGCGTGTTTTGCGAACTTCGTTGGAAGTCTGCCGGGTTTCATTGATCTTCAGGGTTTCCGACGTGATGCGCACCGCCTGAAACGCCGTAGCCGGAGGCGTCATAGTCGCGCCTCCACCCCACAGCGTTTCCACGGCATAGGACATTTCCGCATCAGTGGTCTGCGCACCGGCACTGTAGCCGCTGGTTCCAGCCATATCAGTATCTCCGAGAGATGAAGAAGAGCGCGGCTATGCCGCGGTGAGGCTCTGGTAGAGCCAGTGGATCGTGACAGGGGTCAGCCAGAGCACGCCCTCCTGTCCGCCCATGCCAATCTCGATATCAGTGAAAATCATCGGTCCTTCTGACGGGACCGCGAAAACGGATGCCACCTGTCCCGCCAGAGCCTTGGCCGGGTCTACGCCTGTGCCCTGTTCCGTCACGACATGGATCAGCAGCTGACCGCGCTCATCCCAGGCAGGCGGCCCGCCCACACCCATGCGGGAGCGGTATCCGCCTTCCATCTCCACCACCAGATAAGGCGGCAGAGGCGGCGTGTCTGGTGCAAGATCATTCGGCCAGATGATCGGCACACCAAGAGCCGCCACTTGCAGCCGTGCCTTTGCCGCCTGCCATGGGGCAAGGGTGGACATTATTCGTGTCCGGATTCATCGGTGTGATGATCTTCTTCATGATGATCATCCGTGGCCTGGTCGTGGCCGTAGCCAGTTTCTGATGAAGGCTCGGCATAATCGGCGTTTGCCGGAGCAGGCTCCGGTGCGGGTGGATCCGAGGCCGGGATGACCGGAGCCGCTTCGTCGAGCGGGAAAACCGCGTGGCGCAGGCCGATTTCATGCGTCCGGGATACGGCTTCCGCCAGCGCATCACCAGCGGTCTCCGCATCATATGCGGATTCCAGATGAAAAACCCCGCTATTTGGCTCTGACTCGATCAGCCGGTAATATGTGACCTTCACGGGAAAACTCCTCACACTCTTATGGTCAGGATATGCAGGGCGGACACCCCGCCGATGAATCGCGTGTCACAGAACTGGACATTGGCCACTACGCCATCAACGATCATGCGATCGTCGCAGCGGGGCGCAGTACTCCAGCCTGCCGCTGCAAGCGCCTGTGCGGCGATGCGGACCTCCCTATCCCCCTGCCGAAGGGCGCCAACGATTTCCTGCGGGCGATAGGTGCGGATGACGGCTGGCACAGATACACTCGCCGTGCCACGTCTGATTTCCACCAGACGCCCTTCGCGAGCGATATCGGTAGTCACGGCTGCTGCCATGGTCATGAGGCATGAACCTCGTAACGGGCCAGCAGGCTGGCAGCTTCCTGTGGCAAAGCCGTTCCCTGCACCGTGGACAGCAATGAAATGCTGCTGACGCCATCCGTGCTGTGACTGCGCAGCAAAGGATCACGGCCACGGGCGTGCCAGTAGCTGGCTACCGTAACGAGTGCCGCCCGCTGCACGTCACCAGGAAGCTGATCATCGTAACTAACCGATCCGAAGGCTGGATCATCCGGCAATATCCAGCCGGCGGTATATGTCACCGCCACCCGGCCACAGCGATGGATCTCCAGCATGCCAGCGGCAAGATCGATGTCGTATTCGGATTCATCCATCAACACGCCGTCCAGCATGACAGACTGGATGGAAGCCAGAAGTGTCACTGATAGCAGCATCGGCAACGGAGCCGCCGCACGGAATGTCTCCGTCACCGTGCGGCGGCCGAATACGCGATGGCAGGCGCTACAGATCGCCTGACTGGCCTGATCGACCAGCCGTTCAATCGCCGCAAGCTCCGTATCCAATGCGCGCAGCTCTGTCTGCACGACGCCGGGGGCGATCAGACGTCGGCCATTTGGAGGAACGATGACCGTCAGCATGACTATTCCCGTGTCTCCGGCACTGCTTCATCACGTGTTTCATAGGCAGCGATCTCTGAAGCGGTGAGGTATGGAATACCTTTTGCCAGAAGCTCCTGACGCTTCTGATCAGCCGCGATGGCACGGGCCTTACGGCGATCAAATTCATTGAGAGGCGGAGCATCGCCGGCAGACACGGAAGCGGCCTGAGCCGCCTCCGGAGATTTTTCATCGGTCATGGTGATATCCTCGGTCTGGTCGCTCAGGTGCTGCACTTCATCAGCTTGACGGCATTGCTATCGAGCAGCATGCCGCCTACGCGCTTGGTGCTGTAGAAATTGACGAAGGGTTTCTCTGTGAAAGGATCACGCAACGTGCGGATGCCAATCCGGTCAAGAATTCTGTAGGCCCTTTTGAAATCACCGAAGCCGATCGGGAAAGCGTTCGCGCCGATGTCCGGCATTTCCTCGATATCGGTGACCCCATAGCCAAGGATCTGGCCGGGTTCCCCAGCCTGCAGACCGGGCTGCCACAGATAGTTGCCCTGGGCATCCTTCCATTTACGGACAGTCGACACTGTTTTGCCGTTCATCAGCCAGCCGGCGTTTTGGCGGTAGCCCTTTTTCAGGGCGTAGATCATATCGATCAGTTTGTCGGCTGGTGCAGTTGAGGGCAGATCAGCGGCGACTCCGGTTGCCAGAAACTGGATCGTGCCAAATGCACGTGCAGCATCATTTGCAGCAGACATCGACGAAGACAGAAGCCCCTTAGGCTTTTTTGAACCGTCTCCCAACAGGAATGCAGCGCCTTACTGTTGCCCTATCTGATACGCCGTTTCGCTGGCATAAAAAGCTTCCAGATCAATGATGCTGTCATCAAGCAGTTTCTGACTGACCTGGATGTTGCAGTAAATCTCACCGAACGCACCGCTGATGGTGCCCCATTTCGCACCGGTGGTATGCGGACGCGAATCTGTTTCTCCTACCCAGCCAGATCCGGCACCGCCAAAATTGACACGCTGGCTGTAATCCTCCGAACTCACCTGAAGGACATCGAACAGCGATCTCACCGCACTTTGTGCCCGAAGCAGCTCCAGCATTCTGGCATCCACGATGTGTGGCACCAGCAGACCGCCGTCTTCCGGCACAGCAGTGGTATTCGCCCGGCGCTCAAGATCACGCAGTTCGTCCTCCCCTCGGCCCCGGCGCATCCATGTATTCCAGGCGGTTCGGTGCTCAATCACCTCTGCTCGTTCCTGGTTGCCAGCGCCAGCCGCAGCCGGGCGAGATCCACGCGTTTCCATATCCCGGACCACCGTTGAAAGGCGGGTCAGTTCGTCATTCAAACGGGTGACCTTTTCATCCGTCACCACATCCGGGCTGCCACGTTTCTCGATCTGAACGATCCGCAGATCGTTTGATTCACGAAATTCGCTGAAAGTTTGCTGGAGTGATCCGACTGCGTTCATGACGTCGGAGATGGACGGACTTTCGCCCGTGCTGCGCGTTTCCAGATGATGGTTGGCCATGACTGATCCTTTGATAATTTCAGGAAAGGGCCTGTCGCGCGCCATTCAGCGCTGCGAGCACACCCGACAGATCGGCCTGATCCTCATCCCGAAGAGCAGCCCTGAAACCACGCGAGGCGATTGCCTTTGCGCGGCTGTGCGAGAAGCCTGCATCCCGCAGGAACCTCTCGAAATCACGCTCCGTGCGGATATCTGACCGCACATTGTCGACACGTGCGCCAGGATTGGCAGCAAACGTGACGATGCTGATCTCGAACAACGATGCATCCGTAATCGTCCGGATGCCGGTTGTATCGTCCAAATCATATTTGTTGGTGCGGAACCCAACCGACAGACCGTCCAGTGCCCCATCCTTCAGCAGGGCATATGCTTCCTGGGCGCGTTGTACCTGCATGGTCAGCCGCCCCTGCACCCTAAGCCCGCGCGTATCCTCGCTGATGGCCGTGTAGACACCAATCGGCTGACTTGGATCATGCTGCCACAGCAGCTTGGGCATCGTGCCGGACCGACGGGACATCGCCAACGTGTTGGAGAATGCACCTGGTGCGAAGCGGGTGCCATAGCTCTCCTCGATGACGCCGAAGGCTGACCCATATCCTTCGAAACTGCCATCCTCGGCCAGACTTCGACACTCGAAAGGGACTGCCATCTCGTCACGCCACGGCCTGCCCTCTGCTGCCCTGGTCAGCACAGACATGTGATTTTTCCTGTAAGTGTTGATTGTGGGTCGGGATTCGAGGTAAAAAGCCACCTGCTGCCAGCGACCATCGGAAAGACGCTGTACCGAGGCGTTACCGGGTTTCACCCAGGCACGGATGGGGATATGGCGCCCCCCGCTGGCAGCTATCCAAGCTTCACAAACTGAGAGCTACGACCAATCGCTTCTTTCGGTACCCGGATAACTGTGACCAGCCTGTTTCCGCCCTCCGGAGCACCCGGCCTGATTGCATATTTCACAATCATGCTTTCATCATCCGGAGCCTGTCTGACCAGGATGAGCGTATGATTTCTCATATCGATATAGCTCGTTGCATTCCCACTACGCAGAACATGTCTGGCTGCGCGCAGATCTTCAGCGGTGGCTGGCCGCCTGTTTCCTTTTTGACGCATGGCCTTCTTCAGCACGCGATCCTCGACATGCACATGGCTTCCTCGTGAAGCAAAACCAGCCTTCCTCAGAGCGATCCTGTCCTTGGGGGATATCCGCCCGAGCCGGGCAAGAGCGCCGACCGTATGCTGGCCTGCCAGCACTGCATCGAGCAGCGTATCATACGATGCAAACCGTCCCTTCGCGTCCCGGAGATAGGTCCGGGCACGCTTCTCCTCAAAAGGGTTGCTGCTCCGCTGGCTGCCCTCCCCCTTAATGCCGGTGCCTGGTGAAGAAGTTGGGACAGGGATCCCACGACCGTCCAGCACCGCGATATTGACAGGAAGGGTTGGCCGATCAATGCCACTCACCGGTGCAAGATCCTCGAGCTCGCGCACATCGGATCGCAGCAGCCAGCCAGCGTTAATGCCAAGCTGATAGGCCTCATACCGAGTTTTGATGTCCGCGCGCTCAAGCGCCGCCACATTGTGGCGGACGTAGATGGTTTGTCCACGCGGAACAAGGCTCCGCGCAACTGCACTTTCCCACCGTTTGACCCATGGCAGCAGGCTGAATTTTACATGCGCCAGAAAAAATTGCTCCGCGCTCGCAAAAGTCGGTGACTGGTCTCCGGCATGTCCGATCATCAGTGTAAAAACGCGGAAAGCGCGGGCAATCTCCTCGATCTGATGCTTTCGTGTTTCCAGATGCTGGCTATCCACGCCAGTCATACTGATCGGCGTATATTTTGCGCCACGATCCAGAATCAGTGTCCTGAACCTGTTGATGCCCGCTATCCGTGATTCCAGCATCGCCGACAGGCGTTTGTAACCGGCATCATCCAGCGTGCCGTCCATGCTGTAGAGGCCGCTCGTTTGCGCCCCATTGCGGTGCATATCCGCATGCGCCTGCTCTGCTGCCATGCTCAGACCAATCGCATCGCGCGCTACGCGGACGATATCGAGACCTGATACGCTATCCCATACAGGTCCATGCAGATGCAGTACCTGGTCACTCGTCAGGACGATATTATGCCCATCTGGCAGCGTCACCCGATACCGGATTGACCAGTCTGGCTGACGCTCGATGCTATACCAGCCTGGCACCAGTGGCAGAAGCTCTCGCAGTTCCCCACCAACAATGTGCTTGTAGGCAACACCGTTGCCAGTCAGTACCGCATAGAGCGTCAGCAGTTCCCGGAACTCTTCCCCTGTCTGCCAGTCGTTCGGTCGGTCAAGCAGCTTTTGCAGCGGGCTATCGAAAAGCGGAATGCGACGTGATCCGGAGCGTTGATAGACGCCCAAAGGCAGACCGCCAACATCCTCTGACAGTACACGACCGCAGGCCAACACAGTGGCTACACCAAGCGCATTTTGCCAGTTTACGGATAACCCGGTCTGTGACAGTGACCCTGCCGTGAGATCACGATAGAGATCATGCACATCATACGGTTTTTCCCGCCGTTCCATATGAAACAGCCGGCCGAAAAATCCCATCAGTCATGATCCCAGAATGAACGAGCTGGATGAGACATCTCGTTGGTCGCAGCGCCAATCGCCATCGCGATAGTCACCATGCCGTCGATCCGTCCACGTGACCGTTTTTTGTCAAACGCGCGGTTTTCCAGCCCATCGCTGTCTATCTGCGCATTGGCAGCGCAGGAATACGTCACTGGTGACCGTTCAATGGTCACAGTGCCTGCCAGAATACGATCCTCGGTACGCTCGATTGAGCGTGGCATCGTCAATTGGCGGTCCTCGAAGCGCACCATCTTACCCTGAGCATGCGAGACCATCCGCAGACCAATACCAGGAGCCTGATCAGGGTCTTTATAGCGCCAGACATCGAAGCCAATCTGCTCGCAAGAGGCGATGAAATCTTCAATCTGGGCCGGGTCGAAAGCCATGAATTCGACCTCATGCTCAATGCATATTTTCTGCACCTGAGCCGCCACAAAAGTCTTGTCGATCACCGAACCCGGGACGGCCGTCAGATAGCCCTGCTGCGCCCAATCCGGATAGGGTGCGCCGTCGGCTGTCGCACGGTCCTCCAGACCCTGCTGGCGGGTCCAGTAATAGGTTTTTACATATAGATGACCATTATCATCTATCCAGCAGACAGATAGCGCTGTCAGATCGTTCTTGCTCGACAGATCCAGAGAGAGCCAGCATCGGTGCCCCCGCAATGCGTCGTAATCGACCTCTCCCTGCACCGCATCCCAGGCCGCCTCATCAATCCAGAAATCGACTGTTCCCAGCGGGATCCCGAAATACAGCCGCTTCACAGAAGCAGCCTTTGAGATCAGCACGCGGGCCGTGGCAACGGCACTGCGAATATTCTCTATCGGGAAGGTGATCCCCAGTGCCGGGAGGGCCTTGATCCAGCTCCCCTCATCATCGAACACCGTTTCCCAGTCAGACCGATCAACCCGTGCTATGAAAGAAAACGCGCTGTCGTCGCGTATCTCGCTTCGTGCGACCTTCTGGTAGAAATCAGAGTATTCAGTGGCAACAATCTGGGTGATGGCAGGGGTATTCGTGCCAAGCAGCATCAAGGCATCCCCAGGCATCTTGTCCAGAGCGGCTTTCCACATTTCAATGGAATGATTGGTCTTGAACTCGTGAATCTCGTCGGCAAGGATCGCACTGGGTCTGGGACCGGAGATCGCATCGCCATTCGCCAGCGACTGAAACTTCGCACTGGATCCCGGAAATTCGATTTTCCAGGCATTATCGAGCGCACCGCGTATGATCACGTCTCCCCGGTTTTCGAGTGTCTCCCTTTCCTCTTCCGGTACCTCACCCTGCCCCGGGATCGATGCCCGGCACATCGCCACCGCATCACGAAACAGCACATTGGCAGTCGCACGATCCTGACCGATCGAGTAAATTTCCGCCCTCTGGATGCCGTAGAAGCCGCCCATATACAGGCCCAGTCCAGCCATAAGAGGGCTTTTCGCCTGCCCTTTTCCGGTTTCAAGCCAGCCATTGCGGAAACGTAGCCGCCCGGATGCCAGACGCCAGCCAAATAGCGACCCGATCGTGAATACGTGCCAGGGTAATGGGTGGAAGGGGTGCCCTTCCCGCGCTCCGGCTGTTATCGACAGCACCGCCGGGAAAAAATCCAGTGCATGGGCTGCACGCTCCGGTCGCCAGAAAAGTCCACGCCGCTCCCCGTCTACGATGTCCTTCAAATGCCGCTCGGCGGAATATCGGACCAGCTCTCCGGCCCCAATCCGGCCTTCAACAACATCACGCGCCCAGGCAGTGGTTGGATCATCTGGCAAACGGTCGGAGATATGCGTCGGATGCACGGGTCGATCTGATTTTCTTCTCGATACGTGCCGCCGAGGTGCGGCGGCGTGGCGACAGACCCAGCTCGGCCTCAAGAGCGGCAGCGTCCGCTGCTATCTCCCGCAGGGCTGAAAAATGCGGACTGAGACGGGTAATCGCTCTGGGGCTCCCTCTCTTTGGCTTCAATACAAGCCCCTCCTCCGTCACAATCCTGGCAGCACGGTCATGCAGCAGATAGGCCAGGATCAGACGCTGAACAGCGTGGCCATTGCTCGCCGCGAGAATGCCGCGCTCGCGCATCTCAGTGATAACGATCCGCCAATATTCGTGAGCAGCAGCAATTTCCAGGCCGTCTGTGAGCAGTTCCGTCCAGCGAGGTTCTGCGACAATTCCGCCGGTATCGTCTACGATCTCCATGGATCCGGGGTCCAATCATCAGCAACTTTTTTGTTTTGTTTTTGGCCTCAGTGCGAACGGAACCCGGCGGCGGTGCAGGCCCCAAACCGCTGCAACATTTGATCCCCCCACCCCTGGCTACGTTCGACGGTTCCAGGGATGGTGCGGATCGATCGGTCGACCTGTTAGCGTGACACCACGAAGGCTGCCGCCCCTCTCCAAAGCCTGCTTTGCACCATTGTGGCAACCGGCACAGAGAGACTGGAATGGACCTGTCCAGAAGAGCCTCTCATCACCTTTGTGAGGCTGGACATGGTCACAAACTGTAGCTGTAGTCCGAATTCCACGCATTGAGCAGATCCGGCAGTATGGCTCCTCCCTGAGCTGGGTAGCAGCAAGACGTTTCCATCTGGCTGTCCAATACCAACGGCGGTAGCCGCGTGCTTGAGCAGATCGAGGATCAGGAGCTGCCATCACACCCTCGCAATGTCGAGCGGCAGCTGGACGTACGGCATGTCCTGGCTTGTCCGGTGATAGAAACGAACATATCGCTTGGAGCGATCCGTCCGCACCGCATTGCTGATAGCCTCCATCGCCCGCAGCCACTCCGGATCATCAATCGCCAGCCGCCGCAGGCCGAGAATGCGGTCGACCTGAAGCTTGCCCTGCTGGCCGACATTGAAGGCGTCCAGCACCAACGTCCGGATATGCGCATTCGCGCCCTCGCTCCAGCGGGTCAGGCACTTGTCCAGCAGTTGCTTGGCCACGGTCAGCTCAGGTCCGAAAGCGATCGTATCGCTCACTGCCACCAGCACGCGGAGCGAACCGTCATAGCTGCTGAGGGTGATATTGCCTTTTGCTCCGGCCCGCGCCCCGCGCATCTGGCCGTATTCCTGTGCCAGCACGTCGAGATAGGCATCCACCTCATCGAACGCCTGATCGCGCAATGCGATCAACGCAGTCCGCAATGACGAGGCCTGTTCGTGCAACTCGCGCACCAGCCGATCCTCAAGGATATGCTCCGGTTTCACGCTCTCCCGGCGGATCAGCCGACCGGAGCTATCCTGCATCCAGCCATCAGGGATGCCGCTCATGTGCGCCGGCTCCATTCACACGCACGCTGATTGGCGTGATCCGCACGCTCACGAAACCAGCGTCGCAACCCTTCTGACCCAGCCTTTTTCACCTGAGACGCATAGAATGCCGCCGCCCGACGCCAGCATGTGGCCGTCCGACGAGCGTAAGCACCTTCGCTACGATGATCCATCACAGTCACTCCGGCAGATATTTTGCGCTGCCCTCGCCAGGCCGCGCATGCACATAGCGAGACGTCGTCGACAGGCTGGCGTGGCCGAGGCTGCCCTGCAGCACATGCAGCGGCGCGCCATGGTCGAGCGCATGAGATGCGTGCGCATGGCGTAGCCAGTGCGCGGACAGATCGGCTGTCACCCCTGCCCGATGCGCCGCTGCTTTCACGATGCGATGCACCTGCGCCCGATCGAGGCTTCCACCACGCTGTGACCGGAACACCGGATCATCAGTGCCAGCATCCCCACGCAACGCAGTGATTGACCGCCAAAGCTTCGGCTGGATCAGCACCACGCGTGTTTTGCCGCCTTTGCCAAACACAGTTGCCTGACCGCCGCTCTTCGCGCCTTTCATGTCGCGCCACCGCAGTGCGCACGCCTCGCTGATGCGCAGACCGGCCCCATACATCAGCCGCAGCAGTGCGTTGTTGCGGGCATTCGGCTCCAGCTGGATCAGCCTTTGAACCTCGGCTTCCTCGACAATCCGCTCAGCGAGGCGATTTTTCACCGCAGGCACATGGATCGGTTGCCCGATATTCAGCGGCAGATATCCCAACTCCGCCGCGAAGCTGATCAGCGATTTCATCGCTGCGATCTTCCGCGCCTGGCTCGCCGGCGCGAGGTGATCGAGTGACGATACCCATGCCTGAAGATCCCCGACTGTAGTCGCGCGCAGCGGTCTGGCGAGGAATCCTCTCAGCCGGATCGCGTCTGCTTCGTACGCCCGGCGCGTCGTCTCCGGCCTTCCGTGCAGCCACAGCTCCACCAGGTGATCGTCGCTGGTTGCGTGGACTACCTCTCGCGGCGTGATCGATGTCTCATCGAAGACGATCTCGACATCCACCAGGCCTGCTCCGGCGGTCGTCTGAAACGACCATGTCAATTTTTCAGTTATCCGGCGGAAATCCGCCAATTTTCAGGCTGTCAAACAGCCCAATTTTAAGCCAATCTCGATGCAACATAACGTCAATTCTGTTGCATATTTCAGGCTATTTTCCCGAACAGCATGCAACGATAACAACGTGGTCCAGCATCACTTATGTTGCGTTTCCGTCGGTATATCCTCCTTGGAAAAGCGACTACCAATGACACCATATTTCCCAAGCGAATTCAGGATGAGCGAAATACCCCAAGCCATAATGGCAAACGTAATCGCACCGATGATCCAACTGTTATATGGCATCGAAAGGCTCGTAAAATTGTAAATCGACAAGTCAATCCGGCCCGGATTATAATCATCCAAGGTCCGCTCCTTTCACCGAAGGGGCAGGAACAGAAAGCCTCATGCGTTGCTGCGCTTGAGGCTTTCGCTTTTCTGGGCGGGACCAACGAGGACGTGCAGCGCTCTGCATGTGATCCCGACAAGTATTGGCATCCGTGAACATGACCAGAGCAGGTTGCCAGCCACATAAATGATTCGTCCGGGGATACCGGTATCCCTGTTAAACCGTCCGAAGCCGTGTTCTCTTCCATGTCCCCTGATCGCAGGGTTCAACCTGGAATGTGCTGGCAATCGGTGCAGTTGTTTCGATTGCCTCCGTTTCCAGCACCTGCCGCCGACGGATCAACAGTCGCTTCGCCAGACTCACGCTCCCCCAGCTCAGGACCATCAGCTGGTCCACGCAGATCTGTCGGGGAGACATCATGAAAACGCCGAGCGCTGCCATTCCCATCCCAAGAGCGGCCATCTCATCGGCATCAAGGCTGTAAATGCTGCGGTGCAGCCCGATCGGAGAAATCGGTCGGATCGGCGCAACCAGCGCGCAGCCGCGTTCGATCCCCAGCACAATGCCGCGCCGGCGCTGTGCGTACAGCACAACAGCGCCCGGAGCAGGGGAAGCCTGCACGAACTGCATGGATTGGTGAGGAAAACCGTCTGTGTGGAAGTATGAAGATCAGGCGTCGGACGCACTGATAACAGCGTGACAAAATTTAGGCATACATCTATTAGATGTGTCAATAGTGCAGATGATCTGCCAACCTATCCAGTGCGCAAAACAGCATCCCTGTTGCTGTTTGCTGGTTCACTTTTTTGGCAGCCGCCCATGACGGCAAAGGCATATTCTGCACGGCCACATGGTCCAGCAATCCCGTGCAGAATACTCCGACTGCCTGCCGCATCTGTTCCAGACGCACACCGGCCCCGACCGCATTCTCGATCCCGGTATTCCCGGATGAAGGGCTGGCGCTCATCGACATCGGCGTGACGCATGACCGCACAATGCCCGCTTCCAGCGTCTCCGCAGCGGCTGCATATGCCTCCCCGGCGGCGATCAGACGCTCCGTGAAAAGAGGGCTTTTCTTCTGCAAGGTCCGCAGCACACTGCTGCGACGATAGGAAACGAGTTTGCCGTCGCTATCTCTGACAGGCTCAGCCCGGCCACTGTTGCGCTGAGCAGCCGGACACATCTCCTCAGCCGCCTGCTCCGCCTCCAGCGCACGCCGAGCTGCTATGGCACGCCGCTCTGCGGCTTTCGCTTCCCGATCCGCAGCACGGCGGTCTTTCGAGCTGGAAGCAGCCTTCGCATGACTTTTCGCAGCGATCACCTGCGCTTCAGCCTCTGCAACGGCTGTCCGCGCAGCATGCTCCGCGAATGCGGGCCGGGTCAGGTCGGGGCTATTGTGGGAAAAAGTCGCGGGCGGGACGGCAGCAAGCTGCGGCTGGCGCTGGTGCAAATGCATCTCCGAAACAGAATGTTCACGTTTTGCACCAAATATCCCGCCTTTTCAACGATTTATGATCCCACCTTTCGCGGTCGACCACCTTTTTTCCCTTTTTCACGCGCAGCCGTCACCTTGGCAGCACTCCGCGAAGATCCTCCACTGCGGCCCAGAGCAGCAGCCATCCAGGCCGGAGACCCGAAAACACCCCGGGCAAGCCCCTCAACCAGACAGAAGCTCAGACCGGCGAAGGCCACGAAAGTCTGTAATTCCAAAATACCCTACCTGGCTTGCCAGAAGTATTCGGCAAGGTCATGTATGGCACCAGAAATGATGAAATGATGAAATGATGCCAGGGCAGATCGAAAATCTCTTGGGAGGGAGCAATGGCTGAAACCCAAATCGAGTGGACGGATGCCACGTGGAATCCCGTTGCCGGTTGTTCAATTATCACTGCCGGCTGTATCAATTGCTATGCCATGGAGATGGCCAAGCGGCTTGAGGCCATGCATATCGAGAAATATGCTGGCCTAACCCGCAAAAGTGGGCGGCGAACGGTCTGGAAAGGCGTTGTGCGTGAGGATCATGATGCGCTAGCCATTCCATATGGCTGGCGCAAACCGCGCAAGATTTTTGTGAACTCAATGAGTGATCTGTTCCATGAGCGGGTCACAGACACCTTCATTCTCGACGTCTGGAAGGTGATGCGTGAGACACCACGCCACAACTATCAGATTTTGACCAAACGGCCTGAGCGGATGGCCAGACTGGTGGCCACGAAGATCGGTGAGATCCTGCCAAATGTCTGGCTGGGCACCAGTATCGAAGATGGCAGCGTGACTGACAGGATCAAGGCTCTTCGCGCCGCACCTGCTGCCATCCGGTTCATTTCGTTCGAGCCTTTGATCGGCTCCGTAGGAACTATCGATCTTCGCGGCATCCATTGGGCCATCGTGGGTGGAGAAAGCGGGAAGTCCGCTCGTCCCATCCGAGAGGAATGGATCGACGAAATCCACGTCCAATGCCGATCCGCCAACACAGCCTTCTTTTTCAAGCAGTGGGGTACGTGGGGAAAAGACAACAAAAAGCGGTCGAAGAAGGCGAATGGCCGCGAGTATCGCGGTCGGACCTGGGATGAGATGCCCGCCGCGCTGCAAGCATATGCATGACAGATCTACGGGCATGGGGGGAATAGTATGGTCGAGAAGCGATACGAATGGGCTGATGGCGCGAAACTTGAGGATCATTCTCGATGCAAACACACGATCCTTCGCAAATATACCTTTGATTATCTGACTGTCCGCTGCAAGTTGCCGCAGCAGGAACTCTTTCGCCTGGCCATTGTGGATGGGTTTGCCGGAGGTGGCCGTTACCAGTGTGGGACATCAGGCTCTCCCCTGATTTTCATCGAAGAACTGAAGCACGCCACAGAGGCAGTGAACATACGACGTGCGACGCAGGGCCTGAATGCAATTCAGGTCGAGTGCCTTCTGATATTCAATGACGCCAGCCGTGATGCGATTGAACTTCTCAAGACTCATGTAGCACCCCTTCAGGCGGACATCACAGCAAACTGCAAGAAGCTGCATCTGCGTATCGCGTATCTGAATGAGTCGTTTGAGGACGCTTATCCCACGATCAAAACTTTCCTTGCGCAAGGGCGCTATCGGAGCGTGATCTTCAACCTGGATCAATGCGGCCATAGCCATGTCAAGCGGAACACAATTCGCGACATCATGCATTCTTATCCGGTAGCCGAGATTTTCTATACCTTCGCCATCAGAGCATTGCTTGCTTTCCTTCATAAAAATCAGCCGGAGCGGCTGCGTGCTCAGCTTGACCATATCGGTCTTGCCAATAGCGACTTACAGACACTCGACAGCCAAATGAACCAGAAAGATTGGCTTGGAACGGCAGAGAAAATTGTCTTCGAAACCTTCCGGCTTTGTGCCCCCTATGTCAGCCCGTTCTCGATCAACAATCCTGATGGCTGGCGGTATTGGCTGATCCACTTTGCCAATTCCTACCGTGCACGGCAGGTTTACAATAACATCCTCCACGACAATTCTAGTCTTCAGGCGCATTTTGGTCGGTCTGGCCTCCATATGCTGTCCTATGATCCACGACATAATGAAGGGACGCTCTATCTCTTCGACGGGAATGGCCGAGTATCAGCCAAAAACCAGCTTCATGAAGACATTCCGCGTCTTGTTATCGAAGCTGGGGATGCCATGTCGATGATCGAATTATACGAGATCATCTACAACATCACGCCAGCGCATGCAGATGATATCCACATGGTAGCGCTAGAAAATCCTGATCTTGAGGTGATTACACCGGGCGGGGGGAACAGGCGCAAAGCCAATATGATCGGCGTGAATGACTTCATCAAAGCGAAGACGCAGCCCAGCTTCTTTCCGATGTTCTTTGATGCTGGGAAAGGTCAGAAAAGTGGCAAGAAATAGCGTCCTATGGAGCTCTGTCGATCAAGGGCATATGGCCGGGATGCAGGCATGAGCCGGTCGCCAGAAAACTTAATCCGGTTCCCAGAGATATGTCCGCGAGGCCATTGTCATTACATCAAACCCAATCCAAAAATTCAGGCATTTCTTTTTTGATTTATAAAAAAATAATATACGTCAATATTACGAGAAATTTATGAAATATTTTCAAGAAAAAATTTCCTTTATATCTTTGATAGTATTACTATCCACTGCTGGATACAATTATTATTTCTCCAAAATTCAGACGTCTTCAGCACTTATCAGCGCCGACGCTGCATCAAAAACTTTGCAACAATCACAAGAAAAACTAATCATTCTGACTGATGTGGAACGCAATGCGCCTGTAATATTGAGGGCCACCATTTCGAAGGATTACTCAAGTTTCTCAATCATTTTTTCTGCGGATGCCACAGTTATCAATACAGGCGGTTCACCAGCGGTAGTTGTGGATAGAACAGTAGAAACAATTAATTATAAATATAATTATGCCTCTACAGGAGGTATTTTTGATGCTTCAAGTGGAAAAAATTGGCCTATATTTTCTGTAATTCATCCAAAAAATCCTGTTCATCTTAAGATATTTTGTCATTTGAGTGGCAGCAGTGTTCATTTTCAAAATATATCCAGAATTCTACTTAATTTATTAAAACAAAACAATGAAGAAACAAAATTAGTGCATAAATTCAATTCATTTTTCGATCTTTCAGAGGAAATACATAGGTCTTTTGGAGAGGATGCTATTAAAGAGTTTGAAAAATTTCTCTATGGTCAAGCATTTCATTTAGGTTCATTGCCACAAAATTTATGGTCAAAAGAAGGAGCATCTGGATTTTCTTACATTATATTCAAAATTAAGACAGCTTCTGGGCAAGAATATGAAAGTTCTCCTAGTTTGCTGTTTGCATCAGATACAAAATATAGAATAAATACAAAATATTAATGCGAAATATTTCACTCGTACATATTGTCTATTGGAATCTGCTCTCCCCCTTTGTTGCTATGCTCTCAATTTTCGATATTGCTGATCGGCACTGCTGCTGGGATTAACTCAGCAGCAGCGCCATCTTCTCGATAAACCCTGACCGCGTTTCACCAGCCTCTTTTGCCCTACTATCCAGCCTGGCCAATATCCGGCGTGACAGGGTGATGTTCACACGCTCTGTCGTATCATCGAACAGCGCCGGATCGACGCTTGCGAAGCCCCAGATCCATTCCGGGGAGGCCCAGTCCGCCCCGGTTCCTCCGGATACCAGAAGAGGTTCCTCGCCGCATTCGCGTCACGGTCCAGGCTGTTTCCGCAAGCGCAAGCCAACCGCCGCTTCCCCACTACATTGTATAATCGTGGAATTTCTTTGGTATGATTTAGAAATAAATTCTAAGTAACCAACCTTAATTTTGGTTTTTCTAAATGGAAAATATCTTCTATATTGTAATTCCTCCATCCAAATATATTTTTTAAATCTTCTTTATTATAGTCTAATTCTTCAATATGCATGGCAATAAGCCGTTTTGCCAGCTTTGGTTTTTCGTCAATGTTTTTCAATTCAACAGGCTCATTCTTCCTCCAACCCTTTCTTGACATTTCTATCATGTAATATTTGTAGTTGGATTCTGAAATTTTTCCTAAGTCTCTGGCTCTACGGATAAGAGCGGACATTGCAACTTTCCATGATAACTTTAGCCGCATAAATGTTTCGAGCGAGCACCGGTTAAGATCATGAATAATGTCGTCTCTCGGCATTAGAAACGCAGAAGAAAATTGATCAGCTTCAATCTCCATATTAGGATTTGGTAAAATATGTAAGGTCAAATGTGCCAATTCGTGGCAAAGTGTGAATCTTAATCTATCCGGAGGCACATTTTCATTAACAAATATAATAGGAGGAAAACCATCAACAGAATGCTGACTAAAGCCATCTATGAGATTTGTCCCAAAATCCATACGAAAAACAATAATTCCTGCACTTTCTATAATACTCGTTACATCTTGAATTGGACCTCTCGGAATTTGCCACATTTGGCGTATTGCTAGAGCAACACTTTCAACATCCCCATTATAATCATCTATATCAATGGATGGAAGCGGACGGCGTTGCGGTGTAATTTCAACAGAGTTAAGCATATCCTCAATGCTTAACCGTATAATTCGTGATTTAGAGATGATTTCCTCATAAGAGGATTTCGAGAGTTTCTGTTTCTTACGGTTGTAAGAAACTGGGAAAGCTGTCCTGATAGCAGGCTTCGAAAAAAAACGCTCAGTGAAACCTAAGATGTCACAGAAGGCATGTACTGTTTCTGGCGTGGGAGTTAAAAGTCCACTTTCAATTTTCGAGATCGTGCCTTGGCTGACAATCCTGCAAGCCAAGGCCAAATCGGACTGAGACATTCCTTGGGCTGTGCGAGCGAGTATAAGCATTTCAGGATTGAATTTATCAGCCATTCTTTTGTGTCGTATCTTTTTTGTGTTTTAGACGAACCCAATTTCTTGCATCTAGCGAGGAGGAAGGCTGGTCCGGTCCTCGGACAACTTTGTCACCCCTATTTTCGTCTGCTGGTGGCAATACGAGGATAGACCAAGCTTCTCCTACATCGATGCCTTTCGGGCACACAAAGTATACCTCCGGAGTTCCACCAGGTAGAATAGGATCTATATAACCCAAATAAATATAAGCACAATTTTCTCCGTTTTGAGCTTGCTTATTTGCCTGTATTTCCTTTGCAAGCCCTGTTCGATTCTGCGAAATATGGTGAGACCTATCTAATTTTCGCACTACAATACGATAACCTGACGGGGTATCAAAGTAGGTTGTTCCGGCAGTTTCAACGACAGAAAAAAACTGCGATGGCAAGCTATTCCGTAAGCGGTTGACTATATGATCTCGCCGCAAGCTTCTAACTGTATTTGCGCGATGCACACGAGCTTGCTCATCGTAGTGGTGCTCATAATCGCTATAACCTCCAATTACGGCTTCGTGTATCAGCCCAAAAAATGGACGCAAGTAGGGATCTGCGTAGGATTTTTTTAACAACTCACTCGGAGGCTTGTTGAGCGATGTCATAGGCTAAACCTGCTTCAGTTAAGGACCATTTTTTCGATATACTTCAATCCTATCCTTTTCAAGGAAAAAAATTCCAATATAATTCCTATATGTGCAAAAAATCAACGTTGGTGATGCTGGACTATAGCCGCCTATATGCAGTTTTCATGATGCTCATGCCGCCAGCGCTCCCTTCTCGTCAGCGACAAGCTGAAGCTGCTCAGGTCGGCCCAGCTTTTCCCATGCCTGCTGTAGGGCTGGCAGCTCATAGCTGGCTCTGTCCAGCCACATGCCCCTCGGCAGAGCAATCACCGCCTGGCCATCGGCACACTTCAACATTCGGGCTTTGGTGAAATTCAGGGGTAGGAATGTGCCCGGAAGGCTGCCGACGCTGGCCTTCAGCCTTGTCCAGGCTGTCATCACATCCGGCGGCAGCTCTGGCTGGTCCAGGACTGGCCGAGGCGTGGCGGGGGCGGAAACAGGGGCAGGAGCAGTGCGATTTTCCCACTGCCCTTCCCGCTTCCCGCTCTCCAAGGCCCGACTGTAGAAGCCCCAGAATCGCGGAGCAGTCTGTGCCCGCGCGCGGATTTTCTGACAGGCCGCCCTCACTGTCTCAACGCTGCCCAGCAGATCCACTGCGCCTGCTGCATCGGCAGGGCGGACCGTGACGCCGAGCTGCTCAGTCAATTGCTCAGCCAGAGCGGCGGTATCGCAAATCGATCCGGCCTCGCGCGTCTGATCTGATCGATCAGATATCTCTGATAGAGATAGATCAGATCGATCCGCGTGCGTACGCGCGTAAGGCTGGGTTTCCGTTTTGACAGCTGATTGACCACCTGAAATGGGCAGCAGCATCGTCGATTGTTTCCTTGGACGCCCCCCTTTCTGACCATTGATCCGGGCAGCAATAGCGCGCCGTGACAGGCCCAAGTCGGCTGGAAGGCCCAGCCTGTCCGGTGCCGGACGCTGGAGCAGGCCGCGCCTGACACAGAGTTCAATCAGAGCGTCGAATTCGGTTTCCGTTTGGGTTTCGCGTTGGGATACCGATTGGGTTCCATCAAATGAAACCAGCCCCGAAACCGAACGCGAAACCAAAAGCGTACGAAGCTCCGCAAAGCTGCCGAAGGGTGCGCCGGTCTCGCCGCTGAGATCGAGCATGCCCTCCGTCCCCAGCTCATGGATCAGATGGACCAGCCGGAACCACAGGATCTGCGCCACGGCACAGAGCGGCGCGAGGCGGATGTCGTTCAGCAGCATTGAGGTGGCACGCTGATGGAAAGATATGCGGGCCATTATGCGCACTCCTCTGGTATCGGCGTGGCTCCAGCCTGTCCCACGCATATGAATTCGGGCGTCACGACATATCCGAGCGCATTGAGGATGCTGGGGCTGGGTGGGCGGGAATGCGTCAGCACCATCGATATGATGGATGGTGAAAGGCCGACTTCCTCGGCAAATTTCCGGCATCCGCCTGCCTGTTCACATCGTGTAAACAGCATCTTTCGGATTTGCTGATGCGTGAGCGTGACTTTTTCCATGGTCACATCCCCAAAGCACGGCGATAAAGGTCGAGCAGGTTTTCCATATTCTCGACCTCTGCCGGCTCCATCTTGCGGAGGCGGATCAGTTGCCGGAGCACCTTGACGTCAAACCCGGCACCTTTCGCCTCGTGATAGATGTCCTTGATGTCGTCGCTGAGCGCCTTGCGCTCCTCCTCCAGCCGCTCGATCCGTTCGACGATGCTGCGGAGCCGTTCGGCTGCTATGCCGCCCTTATCTGCGTCCTTACCTTTGGAAGAAGGGCGGCGGCCGGAGCCGGTCGAGGTATCCGTGCCTGGCGTCATAGCGCATCCTCCAGCATCAGGCCGAGTTGCTCATCCTCATCATTGTCCGGAATCGGGTGCGGCAGCTCGGTCATGTCGTGGGCGGCGGTACGGTGGATGCTCTGCACGAAGATCCACGCGGCACCATCCATGGTTCGCACCTGCATGGCGGCATCCGGGAACTGCGCGGTCACCATGGCGCGGCACAGATCGTAAACCGGTGTCTTTCCGGTGCCGGTGATCCCGTTGCACTGCACGGTTTCATAATCCAGCAGCGTGGCCTCATAGCATCGCTGTGGATGACGCAGCAGCAAGTGGCCGGGCTTGATCAGCGGCAGCGGGACGGCATTGTCATTGTCGCCGTTCATGACTGACGTTTTCCTTTGATCTCGGAGATTTTGGCGAGAACACGATTTCTGTTCTCGATATCCTTGATGGCGACGGCCTCCAGCTGCTCGGCTTCCTCGGCATTGATGTGACCGTCAGCGGTGGCCGTCAGGTATTCGCTGGTGAGTGCGCCGTGCGACAGGGCCGCATCGGACAGCATGCGGTTGATGGACCCTTCCCCATCCTCCCGATCGAGCGGCACCAGACGGTAGCCGCAGATACGCGCCTGCTGTCGCAGGACATGAGGATCGCAGTATTTTTCAAGGTGGGTCTGCACATCGACCGGCATCACAGCCGGATCAGCGGGGTCGTAATACCGGGCGAGCATGGTCTTGCTGACGCGGGTGAGCGTACCGGCGGCCTCGATGCCGCCCAACTGCTCGATAGACTCGCGGGCCGCACGTTTCAGGGCACGGCGCTCTGTATCGTGTGTTTCGATGCTCATAGCGCGTTGATCGGTTCCCAGTGACCACACATCCGGGCAGCCGCTATGGCTGGCGCGACGATGCCCGCGCTTAAGGATGGTGGGGGGCGGATACCGGACGCTATCAGCACCCCACCTCCGTCGGCCGGAGCGCCATTGCTGGCACTCCGGCTCCGGCTTACTGTTGTAGCATCGAAACCAGCAACAGGAGCTTTAACTATGCCGAAGGAAGTAACAAATTCGGAGCTTGGCAGAAAAATTTTGGAAATGAGAGAAGAGGAGATGGGGCACATTACAGAAGTAAAAGCTGATATTAGTGTAATATGCGCTTTACTTGAATTAATCATTATTGATTCAGACTCAAAAAACAAAACTGATATACAAAAATTCTCTGATTTATTTATTGATTCTAAACAAATTTTACACTGCTCTGAAACAATAAAGAATTTTATTAAAAAACTTTCCGAGATTGATCCCTGACAGCATTGAGTATCTGCATTATGCTCTCGCTGTTTTTTTGGATTTTTTCCGAAAAAGCGCAGTTCTGTTCCTGGATGGCATCCAGGAACTGTGACGCCTGAAGAATTTGTGGCGTTGTTGATGTGCCCATGCCCTTTTCCCTCTCGAATATTATGGGCTCTAAGAACCACCAGAGGCCACGGCCGATAAGCTTGCGCACAGGGATGTCTTCTCTTCCGGTTGTGAGATGAAACGCTTCTGGATGACACGTGCAGGCCTGCGCTCGAGTATGGCGGGGTCATGAACGGCGCCTTTTTTCGATTACGGGTGGTGCGCACGGAGGCAGCTCCACGCCGCCCGCGCTTAAGGATGGCGGGGTCATGTGGAGGTCTGGCCGAACTTCGCTTGGTAAAAGTTTGAATAGATTGGCCACGACTTGAACGCGGTTCAACGGGACGCGCTTCCATTGTGAAAGAGCATGACACAGCGCCGTTGATCGATTCCCAGTGACCACACATCCGTGCAGCCGGTATGGATGGCGCGGAGGTGTGACGCTTTCTGCTACCACTTTTAATGTGCATCAGAGGCTATCTTTGGAACGTCGAGGTATGCGTTTTGGAAAATAATCTGGTCGTAATGTCTCTCTCGGGATTCCAAATGCTTGCTCGATCTTGAGCACGCTCTTGAGAGGAATCTCCTTCCATTTCAGGACTGATGAGTGAGAACGATGTCCCAAGGCCCGTGAGAGTCGCGTCGGTCCACCTACATGTGCGATAAGATCAGCTGGGGTCATACCATATGTCTCCTACAGAGACTATTTTTAGTCAACAAAAATTTGTCACTTATGGCGACACACGATCTGCCCCGATATGCAAAAAAAATTATATGGGAACATCATTTAACGACCGGCTGAAAAAAACTCGTCAGCAAAAAAAAATCAGTCAAATTGAAGTGGCTGAGGCAGTAGGTATCTCGCGCTCTTTTCTCTCAGATATAGAAAATGGGAATAAAGACGGATCATTCAAAACAATAGCTGCACTAGCAGATTATTATAATGTATCCCTAGACTATATAAAAGATGGATCTTCTCCTTCTGTTCTCCGCAATCCTGATAATATCGCTCATGATGACCATGAGAGAGTCCTGCTCAGGCTCTGGCGTCTTATCGGTGATGATGAGCGCAAAAGCCTTTTGATACTTCTGCGCGCTGGAATGAATACTCGCGGTAATGCAGCCTGAGTCCATGCTCATCACTCAAAGGTTATTGGTTCGCATGAGCATCGGAACATAAGGTGTCCAAAAATAGGCCGCCTTGATCACGACTTTGTGATTAAACGTAAAACAACATTAAATGTCGCTTTAGGAGACATTTAATGTTGACATATAATGTCTCTTATAGCGACATATCTCCATCATCTGATGGAGACCCACCATGGCATGGCCACCACGACAGCCAGACAAAAGCACCTCTGACCCTGCAAAGGGCGGCAGGCTCATAAACTGGACAGATACACCATCCACCGTTTTACTGATCCAGCCCCATCCCGGAGGTCTCCATGTCCACAGAAACACCAGACGAAGCCGCGTTGATCGAGGTCGGGGAAGCCGGCGACACCTTCCGCCTCTGGTGCGCCCGGCAGGCCGTGCAACATGGCGCGGATATTCTGAACGGACAGGCGGACACGCTACGATCGCAGGATGCCAAGGCCACTTCGATGCTGGGCTGGTCGAGCACGCTGCTGCTGGCGACCATGGGCGCCGTCCTATTTCATCCCGCCCGCATTTATTTTCTGCCAGCCGCCGGCGCTTGCATACCCTTCGCACTGTCAGCGTATCTAGCATGGCTCGGGCTGAGGCCCGACGATTGGAACAGCGAAGGCGTCTCGCCGGAATGGTTTTTGGATTTGAAAAACTTCCCGCAAGAAAACGAACTCACGGTCCTCGAATCCATCGCAGAAACCTATCAAAAACTCATATCCGCCAACTCGGCGCGCCTGAAAAAAACAGGTGGCATGCTAAAGCTGGCGTGGACCGCATTTTTCATCGGCCCATGCGCAACTATAGCGATAGGCGTTATTTCCTTATGGGTACTAGCGGTGAATACCTAG